TTCTTCAGTTTGTAGTATTGGACCTGATCCTCACCCACGACAATCGCGGGATCGTAGTCCATCATCTCTGCCGCCTTGCGCGAGAAGAATACCATTCGGTTCAGAGAGTTCCCTCTGTCGTTGTATCGGTGGCACCAGTCCGTCAGTTCCTCCGCACATATCGCCCAGTGTAGGCGTTTGTCCTCATCAATATGTGGGTGGTGTCTCTTGTAATATCTAACCTTACTTTCCACCCCATTGTTACTACCCGGCTTCTTCGCGGACTCATATCTCCACTTGGGGACATATTTCTTGGGGAAGTAGATGAAGTCTTCGGAACGAGAGTCCGGTCTCGCATTTAGAATCTTCAACAGACCCTCATCCCATCGGGAGAAAGATATCTGGTTGTAGAGACAGATCACGTCGGGTGCGTCTGTATCGACGACTGCGCGGTAGAAGTTCTTTCCATAAGGCGTAATGAGATCATCACCGTCCACGTGGACCATGTAATCGTGTTTGCTCTCTAGGAATATTTTGAGGACTGCGTTCTTACCCGTTGCGGGTGTGCCGTCGGAGTCGGTGGCGAACCACTCGATCTTGTTCCTTTCGCAGTATCCTATCACCTCATACTCGTATTCAGAGTCTTGGGTGTTAATAACGACCGTGGTTTGGTCTTTAGATAGGGTGTCGAATTGACGAATAAGCGTATCGATATCACTACTAGTCAATACGTAGAATCTCAGACTTGACATTAAGCGCTTCGTTTCTGGTAAATCTTCTCAGCGAGTTCGTCTTTTGTTAGGCGTTTAAGGGAACACTCCCTGTCAACGCCTTCCTTAATTGCTATCTCAATGAGTCGATCTTTCCTCATTTTGTGTATGGGAAGTTTTTCAGCACAGGTTTCGTGGGTCTTTCTCAGACCCACTAACTTAATGAGTAACTCCCATAGCGAGTTCATAATACACTACTTAGGCTCTGGGGCCTTCTTGGTAGATTTACCCGCTTTAGACACAGTTTCATGACTATCGTCTTCCATGTCTTCAATCTTCTTATCAGACTTACCTTTGTGAATTTCTTGAGCACGTTTGGTGTCTGGAGTAGTAGAATCTTCTGGGGTTTCTCCCTTCGCAGCCTTTTGAGTAGCTTCGATCAATGCAGACCAGAACTCTTCAAACGCTTCCTTGGTCTCGATCTTAGAGATCTCTGCTTTCTTGTCAGCGGTCTTTGGGTTCTGTTTCAACTTGCTGTCACCACCTTCTGGTTCTGGCTTTTCTTCTTCCTCATCGTCATCACTCTCTGGTGCTGGTTTTTCGGACTCTTCTTCGCCGTCGTCTTTCTTAGGTGGGACTGGGGACTTCTTCTTCTTTGGTTTTTCTTCAGACTCTTCTTCGTCCTTCTCAACCTCTTCCTTCGCTGGTTTCTTACCACCATCGATTGCATCGTCAGTTGCCTTACGACGCTTGTGTAGGTATTCGTCAGAAGAATCTACATCGCCATCATTGTCGATGTCCTTGTCCTTACGATCATCGAACTTCTTATCGTTCTCTTTGTCGTTTACTGGATCAAGTTTCTTCTCGTGGACGCCTTTACCATCGCAATGGTCGCATCCTTCGCCCTTGCACTTAGGACATTCAGTCTCTTCTTTTTGCTTACGCTCAGAGACCATTTCCAAATACGCCTCCATAATTTTAGTGATATCTGACATCATAGTCTCCGTTAATTAGGCGTCAAAAAATATTTTGACGATCACACCGGCAAAGACTGTTGCGGTTAGAGTAATGATATACTGCATCACCTTCACGGTCTTACCTTGTTCGTTTACACTATCTTCGATGTCGTCCATTCTCTGAGAGAAACGGTTCATACGTTCGAAGTTTTGTGCGTTGGCTTTCTCTATATTGATCAACTTCTCCTCTGCACGAGCTAAGTTAATCATTGCATCGGAAAGTTTGTCGATTTTGTCCTCAATTCTAGCGAGGCGTTGTTCTTCACGTTGCACATGCTCATACAAGTCTTTGGAGTTATCGCTCATTTCGATTGTTCCATTAGTATGTGTTAAATGATATAAGTCATCTATATGATCTAGTGGATCCTTGTTCTGACTTACGAGTTAATGTTTCTATTTATACGAAATCAATTATCTACCTTGGCACCTGATCGCCACTGGTAACATGACCAGTAACGTGCCTTCCACTTCGGGCCAGGGTCGTCACAGTTGTGTCTTGCCCTGAAACTTTTACGACGATTTGGATCGTCTCTCTTGATTTCCATGTTAGGGTCACCAAAGTTCACCTTGACTACATTACCTTTTTCATTTTTTACATACACAGAAAACTTCTTTGGACCATCGGGTGTACGGAACGGATTGTTCAGTTTCACCTTCTTACCCTGATACTCCGATTCCTCGATGACAAGAACCTCGCCCGCGCATGACTCGCAGCAGGTGTCGATAGTGTCTTCAAGGAATGTATTAAACGGTTTCATTCTCCAGAACCTCTTCACAGTTGTAGGTCTTACCCGCGAATACAAACGTAGAGTCACCTTTCGCCTTCGCCTGTTTCGCGGCGTAGATGAACTGACCTTTGTCTTCGGTCTTGACTGACTCGTTGTACTTACCCTTGCCATGTTTTGCAAGTAATGCTTTTGCCTTGGAGCTATCGTGGAAAGAGAATGTATAAGACTTACCGTCTTTTTCGTCCTTGACCACATAACCAGATTTGGTCATCTTAGTGATCTTGCCCATTCTCTTATCGCCATTCTTAGGCTCGTAGAAATCAACACCTCTTCCAACGTTGATTGAGTTCTTTGTCTCTGCGCCCATGCCTTTAGTTGCAAGAGTTCGGTAATTTTCATCAAGCGATTCTACTGATTCCTCTAACCCTTCACGCATGAGTTTACCACCTTTCACTCTGAATCCGTTATCTTTTAGGATTTTAGTAATAGTGGTCTTCTTTACCAAGTCGTCCATATCCTTGAGCAACTTAGTCAAACCCATGAATGCCTTATCCTGTACACTTAAAGAGGAATTCATAAACATAACACGTGCGAATGCAGCGGCCTTCTCGAACTCAATACCCTTTTTCTTATGTTTCAAGAGTTCATTAGATATCTTTTCAAAATCTGCGGCTTCATCAAGTTCTACATCCTCAACATCTTCTTTAACAGTTCCGGACACACGCAATGCTGCGATGAATGCCTTGCCTTGTGGACCTTTGATGCCTGCCTTAGCCATTGCTTTATTGATAGCACCGCGATTCCACGGTCCCATGTTTACTGCTTCGTCAAGTTCGGTCGACTCATTAGTACCTAGAATCTTGTATGATTTGATACTTGCAGCCATATTACCTAGCGCAAGAGTCGCGTCCTTACCATTACGACTGTATAGGTGATACTTACCTTTACCATCAATGGTCATATTAACCTTGTCGACATTGTACTTTGCACTACGAGATGTACTCTTTACAGTGAAAACTCGCTTCTGACTAGAACTAATAGAAGAACCGAATTCAATCTCAATTCGCATTCCCTTCTTTAACTTCTCAAAGTCGGACCGTGATACTGCTGCCTCTGTTAGATCAAGCTGTACCGACTCTTCGACAGACTCAAGCTCAGCAGTGACCTTACCTTCTCTTAATTCAAAAAAATCTTTCACTTTAACTTCCTCTTGATGCGCCTCGAAATACCTTAGATTGTGCGCGATTTGTATTATTACTTTTCAGATTTGGGCCGGGATCGCCCTTTAAACTAAACCTATTATTTTCAGAACTAGTAGACTGCAACCTTTCTCGTTTCTCTTGAGACATCTTTTTGTTGCGTGGTTTCTTAGTCTTACTCATATTTATTCCTTATTTTAATTTGTCCTGTCGTCGACGATCTCGGGCCATTCGCAACCAGTCTTTTGATGCGCGACTGTTATGTTGTCTGACCGCACTGAAAATCTTTTCAGACTCCGCCTTTGCTTTTTTAAACTTAGGATCTTTCTTTACCGAATCAGGAGTCAACCCTGTAGAACCTCTAGGAAACTTTTTAAGTTTATCCGCCGAGACTCTTTGCATCTTATCAAGTTCTCGTGACTTATTATACCACGCATCAAACTGGGCGTCAGTAGATTCTACTGCGTAACCCATCTTCTTCAGTTCAGCCTTGGAGAAGGATGGTGGTGGTTTACTGAAAAAATCAGCCGACTTCTTAATCTTGTCTAGTCTCTTCTGCGAACCAAGACCATGTTTCGCCGCACGAGCGGAAAGACGGTCTTGTGCAGACCGCCTTGCTTCTCTTATTTCAGTAAACTTTTTCATGATTATCCTAATGCTACAGATTCACCAAATCGGATTTCTCTAGTTTCATTTGATGGAACCAACTCAGTAGGTGCCGCAGATAGATCATTTAGGTCATAGACATAAACTTTACCAACGTAATCAGCATCAACATTTCCATCAAGTGGACCTCTTTCACTACCAACAACTAACATATCACCGAACACTGAAACAGAGCCTGCAAACAGAGGATGAGTTGTATTATATGGGTTTGTCAACTCAGTAGGTGCAGCCGATAGGTCTGTTGCATCGTAAACAAACACCGCCCCGCCATTTGAGTGATCTCCTTTTGCGCCGATAACAATAGTATCACCGTGAACAACTATTCCGTCAGTGTCATCTCCAGCACCGAAGAAGTCCCAAGGCTGTCCACTTGGTGATGTTAACTCAGTAGGTGCAGCCGATAGGTCTGTCATATCGTACACATAGACTTCACCTTGGTAGTTGTTTTCAGAATGATTAGATGCAATTAAAGTATTGCCGTGCAGAGAGACATTATAACCAAGAAGTTGAGAAGGTGTAGCCGATGGGTTCGGTACTAACTTAGTAGGTGCCGCAGATAGATCACTCTTATCCCAAACATAGACTGCTCCAGTATTACCTCCAGAAGTATTTACACCATATGCACCACCGACAACATAATCATCGGAAACAGCAACACTCCTACCTAGATAGTCATTAGCCTCTGCATTCGAATGAGTTAACTTAGTAGGTGCCGCAGATAAGTCTGTTGCGTCATACACATATAATGACCCAGTATTACTTGTCGATGCCTCATCATCTCTCCATGCACCGACAACAACGGTGTCTCCGAAGACACTGAGACCCCTTCCGAATTGATCTTGGTCTTCTGCATCTGGTGCAGTTATCTTGGTAGGTGTTGCAGATAGGTCTGTTGCGTCATACACATATACAGCTCCCTTCTGATTATCTTCTTCACGATGCGCAACAAAAATTTTATCGTTAGAGACCGATACTTCTCCTGCAAACTGGTCATCAGTAGTCGGAGATTCTATCACAGTAGGTGCCGCAGATAGGTCTGTTGCATCGAATACGTATGCCTCTCCCGTTCTTGATCCATCGGGTCTATATCCTTTTGGAGCACCTACAACTAACCACGAAGCTGAAGATGATGTCGAACCACCAGAAGATGATTCTGATACTGGCAAGTCTGTTATATCGAAGTTAGTAAGACCACCGGATACTTGGAACTGTGCATTCGTTTCACCAAGAGCAGATTCGTAAGAACCAGACAAGTCACTGATAGCGAACTTGTGTACTGCACCCACATATTCAAGCGTAGTTTGGTGTCTATGATAAGGTGCGTTAACGAACAGGTGAGTTTCGTTCGCAACAATGTATGATCCGAACATGTCAGCATCGGCGTGGAATATGTCAGCAACCTCTAATGATATAACTAGAGATCCACCAGCACTCATATCAAAAACGTGAACTCGACCATCGCTTCCATCTTCACTTTTTGAACCAACAAATACATAGTCCCCTGAAATGGCAAGATCCGAACCAAAAAATCTCTGGTCGTTGCTCGCAAACAATTCTGTTGGAGATCCTCCTAAATTATTTGCGTCATAGACGTGAACACTACCAATCGACATACCCGATGCATTCTTAGTTGTATATCCTGTGACTGCAACCCAACTGTCCTTTACTGCAATGTTCGAACCGAATCTGTTAATGTCGGGGTAGTTTGATGACGTGCTTGGAGAACTAATTTCCTGTAGAAGAGATCCGTCCGCTGCATCAAAGACGAATACTTTACCGTTACTTGTGCCGTTTTGACTTCCTTGATAATCAGTATCTCCCTTATATACCTTGCCACCATGTGCGAATAGTGGTCCGCCTAGGAATCCACTTTCACTAGCAATACCTGATGGGTTTGGGATTACACTTATTTTTTCAAGAGTAGTAGGGTCGATTTCAGCAAGTTCTCTTCCAATATGACTACCATCTGGTGAGACGATTGCGAACGCCTTTCCATCCGTAAATGCTATGTTGCTGTAGACCTTTGATCCGCCTGTTGGTTCTACATGACCGGCAGACAGATTATCCAAGTCATAAATAACTGTAGACTTAACGTAGTTCGGATGTCCATCAATGTATCCGGTAACATACAGAGATCTATCGTTACTATTTGCTGTCATACCCCAGTTTTGACCGTTCGGGTAAGGGTTGGTTAACGTATGAGTTACTTCCATAGTGCCCGAATCTAATATCGTCACAAAATTGCCAACTTCGGAAGGGACAACTATTTCTGCCGCCGGTCCTACGTATGGTGGGTTGTTTGCGTCAACACCGGCAATTACTTGACCGGCATTAAACACCGCACCCGCTAAAATTTGATTTGCCATTTTTGTTAAAAACCTCTTTTGAGTTTTATGCTAAGTCTTTGTCATGGTTCAGGTTACCTTTCTTCTTCTTAACGATGAAAGCATTAACCCTTGCCATTCCCCATTGTTGCGGTGTGGTGCCTGGGCGGTGACCCGTCTTCCATGCAGCAACACCTCTATTATAAACTTTGCGAAGTGTGTCCGGTGAGATACCCGACTTCTTCGCCTTCGCTGCGATACCGTCTGGACCTTCCTCTAAATCGAGATCAGAGTAGAGACCATATCTTTTTTCTTCAAGGTACTTCTTGAAATTTATCATGCCAATTGCCTTATCATACCCGCCAATGCCTTTCTATCCATGTCCAGATTGAACTTACGAATAGTGTTAGCGGCGTGATATTCTATTGAACGTCCGTCTCCAGATTTATCAAGTTCTTTCTTGATGTACTGTGCGACTTTCTTATATTTATTCCTATGGATAGACTTAGCGTCCAACTTATTCATGAGATCAGTCACCCAGTTCTCTAGGATCTTATCCTGCTCTTCATACATGTCCTTGAACGCCTTGGTATACTTCGATGGTTTGGTCTTTGCGGTTGCATCGCCTGGCGCTGGTTTGTATGCAGATGAATCGTTGTCTGCTTTTTTACCGTGTTTCTTGAAGTGCGCATCACGTTTATCTTTGGTGGACTTCTTGAGTCCTGCGTGATATCGCGCTGGTTGAGTTCCTTCCTTATCCTTTATATCAGGATCCTGAGCCTCATACTTGATCTCTGGACTTGTTGTCTTGAATCCCTTCTTGCGCATGATGGTCTTGTTGACCACCTCGAACTCACCGTCTTTGAAATTTACAACAACCGGAAGATTCAGATCTGACTGCATGTCCTTGAGGACCGCTTCTGCATCTCCGTGTTTCTTAATGTCTTTGCCCTTGTTCTTTGCAATCTTCTTGAACAAACGCTGAATCTCTGCGACCTTGATCTCTGGGTCATTGCGCTTGTCGTTCATACGATCTGCGAAATGACGGGTGAACTCGACATCGATGTCGAACTTCTTCAACAAACGATCACCGAACTTCTCTAGGTCGTCTATTTGTCTTTGTGATACATCCTCTTCAAGTTTCTCGACTGCGTCTAACCACTTGCGGGACTTCTTGCCATTGTGTTCTACAATGACGTAATTTGCTCCTAAAACGACTACAGTAGCCACCTCATCACTTTCTTTGATGACTACTGTATCGCCGACTTCAAACAGAGAACCCGCAACATATTGTTCGCGAGTTTCTGATACTGTTTTTAGTTCTAGGTGATTACGGAATTCTAGGGCTTCTTTAAGTCCCATGCCCTTACGCACGTCGTTAAATAACTTACGTGTGTCTTTATCGGACATAGACTTGGGAACGCCTTGCGCGAACGTTACGAAATCATTATTCGCTGCATTCTCTCGCTGTTTAGACGCTGACATCCCTTCCACACCACTAGCGTCTGGATCTCTCTCACCAGCAGATACTATGTTAATGTTTTTAAAATTGTAGAAGCCATGACGGCCCTTCGTCCCGTTGTATTTTTTCAACAGGACATCGAATTCTGTAATACGGTCTTCCCCAACGACCATTGTTACTGACTTGTAACCTTGGTCATACAGAGCGACCATCGCATTGATTGCGGTCTTTACCGACTTATCTGCGATGATGTTTCGTGCATGTTTTGGAAACATCTTACGTGTGTGTTTGATCTTATCACTATACGACAACGGGTTCTTTTTCGGGTCTTGAGATTGCGACACGAAGACTTTGTAGTCAGACTTACCCGACTTGGTTGATAGTGTGTCCATGACCTTGCCGTGACCAACGGTGGGCGGGTTCATGCGACCAAACGTGAAAAATACTTCACGCTCCTCTTCTACGAGGTATTGTGAAAAATTCTTTATCATTACTTTTGACCGCGTCCACGTTTACGTTGTATTTCTGCCTTACGAACAACCTTTAGTTGTTTCTTGGCACCACGGTCAATTTTCTTTTGCATGGCAGGATTGTCTAGACGCTTCTCGATGTTCTTCTTCTGCGCGAGTGACATTTGATCTTTTGACTTACCCTTTGCAAGTTTGTCTACCATCTGGTTACGCGCGGATCTACGTGCGCGTTTCTTTAGTGTGTCCATGTTCGCCATCTTGCGTTCTGATTTCTTTCGAGCAATAGCGATCTTCGCCTTGTTCTTTTTCATTCGCATTGCGAGTTTACGTCGCTGGGCGTTATCTAGGACTTCGTCCACAAATTGTTTAAACGACTCCACTGTCATTATCCTCTTTGGTTTATCCCATGTTATCTACGGGCGGAATCCCACCCTTTCAATATATCAGATGAAAAGTTGTTGTATGAGAACTCCATACGATCAACCAGTTTCACCGCATCACCACCAAGTGTATCGATCGCCACGTATCCCTCTTCACCAGTGACTTGGTATCCGTCAACTGTCTGAACGAAGGTGTCGATCGTCTTTAGTTTGTCCAAACTATTTATAAGTTTTAATTTCACCAGTACCATCAAACGTTGCATTTCAAACATTTTTACGAGATTTGCCTTGTTGTCTGACGAGAAAAACTTCATTTCATCTGCATATTTCTGAATCCACGTGTCTTTTCCACGTTGGGACTTCTTACTGGCGATCTCTTTTTGATAGTATGCTTGACGGTTTGCGACCAATCCCGTGACGTGTTTGGTAGAGTCTGGGATGAGTGCGCCTGCACGAACGAACGAATTATTGTATGTCTCGATCGCCTGTGCAAGGTTCTGATTTGATTCGAGTGCCTTGAGTGTAGTAGACGATGTCTGTTTAAATAGACGACCGATCTGGGTCAGTAGAGAGTTAACCTCTTTGGTGTCGCTGTCACTCATGGTTGCATTAGTCACGTCGCGGAGCATCGCGTCCTGTGACCATACGTTGCGCGACTTGCGGAACTTGGATACATCCACACCGTAGGACGCCTTCATGTTCTCAAAAGATGTTCCAGTGTAGGTCGTGTGCCATACGATACCGATCTTAGCAGAGCGTAGGTCTGCGGCTTGATTCCAAGGTACTGCGTATGCGATTGTGTTCGGATGGAAGACAACATACTTCTGACCGTCGATCTTCTTACCCTGTAGGTCTGCGCGACTGAACAGGAAGTCTCCCTGAACGACACCCTTGATGTTTAGGTCTGGGAGATACTGGAGTGCAAGTTTCAGTTTCGTGTTAAGGTCACCCTTAGTGTCCGCGTCGATGTCTGCGTCGGTCTTGTAGACCTTTGGGTTCTTGTTGAATATTCCCTTCTTCGCGACGAAGAACTGACCATCTGACGGGTCGGTGCCACAAAAGATGGCGGGTGCGCCGTCCCACTTGACCGACACATTTCCTGCCTTCTTTCCCGCTAACATATCACGTAGTCCGCGCAGTGCGTTGATCGCCTCGCGCGTCCCGTCGACACCACCGTAGAGAACCTTGTCCTCAATGTGAGTCATGTGGGTGTTCTTCTGTTCAGTGATGTATGAAGAGAAGTTTTCTATTACCATGTTGGTGAACTCATTGCCACGTTTCCAGAAAACTCTAAACCAAGAGCATCCATAAGGGTTGATACCCCTTTCTGTGCAAGGGTTTTAAGATTACCGATCACTCTCAGAATCACCTTGTCGATGAATTTCATGACGGCCTTTTTGATTGATGTGAAGAATGTTTTTGCCCTGTTCTTTAGATTACTGAAAATACCTTCACACAAATAATACTGTTGTTGTATCTGTTCTACTTCTTCCATCAACGTTGGAAGTTCGTGATCCATAGATGACTGAATGCCTAACTTGATGTATTTGCTTCTTCCAGAACCCTTGTAACTGACACTGATATTATTCACTAGTGCGGTGTTATTTTTCGCGTAATCCATCATATCGTATTCTGATTTAATTCCGTTATCATAAAACACCAGAATCTTATTGGCGACATTTTGATCTGAACCAAAATAATTATTCCCGTTAGTATATTCACCAGTAAATTTGTAAAGACCAGAACCCGCTTCATAGACCATGTATTGTTTTAGGTCTTCATTATTAGTGAAGAACTTGGTCAACTCATCTTGCCATTCTTGCGAGTTAACAGATGTTTGAATAACATCGGTAATCTGTTTCTTTAGTGCTGGATCAGACAGTTGGTCGTCTGCAACTTTTTCTAAGTGCTTTGCACTAACGGTTACATCACCAACCTTATAGGACGTGTCTCCTTCGTATTCAGTATACATTTTCTGCAACTGGTCTTTTGTAATTGGAGAGATACCTTGTATAAGATTCTTCGATGCGCCTTTAGACGCTCTAGTTGCACCTATTAAAGACAATTCCGCCTTTAAGTGTTTCTCAACCTTCTTTGCATTCCTTTCTTTTTTGGCCACTTCGTCTTTTCTGGAACTTGACGTTGTATACCAATTTTCAAAACTAACCTTTCCCTTACCAACTTCTATATTCAAATCATTTCTAGCAGTCGACTTCATCTCGTCCTCAAGAATCTTGAGGGCACTTTGAAAATCTTTGTTTTTGGAAATAGACGTTTTACTAACACTCTCTAAATGACCAACCGCGGCCTTAAATACGCCGGCCGCCTCTGAGGATTTCGCACTCATCAACTGTGCGCCAGATCCACTTGATCCTCCCTTTTTGAGTGATATGTAATTTTCGGAATTACCAAAGAAGTCTGCCTTTGGGGTTTTATCAGACGCACCTTCGTAGTAATTTTTAGATGCGGTTGCAGAACCGGAGTGAATTAACAATGGACCTCTGTCACCCATTTGAGCTGCGACCTTTTCACCAATCGTCAAAAGATCTGGTGTTAATTTCTTGAAGTCTTTTTCAGAGATACCAGAATCTGACAAGGACTCACTATGGTCCTTCGTTCTTTTAAAATTGTAATGGTAGCAGATCGCCATCTCTGTGTTCGTGGCATCCTGTGTTACCGCTTCAGACAAGGCCAAGAATGTTCTAAAAGTTTTCATATCAATTCCCTAATAATTTGATATGGTGAATATACATGATTCTATTTATATGTCAAGGGAATTGTGTGAATTTTCTTCTTTATATTGAGCGATTGTTTCGCGCAGGGGACGGACCCACGTATCTCTGTGTTCGACAAAGATCTGAGGTTCGTGGTTGTCTACGGATATGATGGTGACAAGTTGAGTGATGGGACGACCCGTGCGTTCCTCCCACATGATTGCGTAGGCGGACTCTTGCATGAAGTAATTGGTGATCCAATCCTTCCGTTTGGGTTTCATAGAGGTTTTAAAATCGATGATAGATAACTGACCATCAAACTCAGCAACACAGTCCACCCGACCAGCGACACCAAGGTGGTTCGAGTAGAGTGGTGCCTCCTGTGCATATACTCCGCCAATACGATCATCGAGAATGGGCTTAAGATCAAGGAAACTACTAATAATATCTGGAGTATATCCATCTTTGAAACTCTCTTCATTGTTGATGTATTTCTCAATGATTTCGTGGACAGATGTCCCACGGGTAGATGCACGGTGAGAAATACGATTCGCTTCTTCATGACCTACTCTTGCTCGCCACTTTGCAATAGATTCACGGGACAGTATAGAGAGAACTGTTGTGATGGATGGAAGGTTGATGCCTTCAGGTGTGCGGTACTGTCGCCCCTTCTCAGTGGTGACAGCGTTCATTTCGGTTAGTTCTGTAAATACGTGTTCAAACATAATATAATAATACCACAGTTAAAAGTCAATGTCAAGTAAAAAAGATCCCCGCTTATGCGGGACTCAAAGGACATGTGATGGCAAGTCAGATCCAACGAACGTCAAGGCATTTTCAACATGCACGTTTGAGAGATCACGTTCGTGGGCGCACAGCATAGATATTGCGCTTATCCGATCTTATGTCGAGTCCCGCAAAGCGGGGAAACTGGTGGAGCTAGAGGGAGTCGAACCCACGACCTCTTGAATGCAAATCAAGCGCTCTCCCAACTGAGCTATAGCCCCTATACTCCCTATTTATATGTCTTACAATCGTCGCATTTGTCGTATGATTGCACCAAGGTTTCGCGTAATTCCGACTCCACCTTGAGAGACTTCACATAAAACTTCAATTGACCTGTAAGAATATCACGTTGCGTTTCTGTATCTTCAATGTGTTGGATGATATATCCACACTGGTCACAGACCTTAGCGATATCACCGTGATATTCTTTGTAAGACATAATTCTCCTTCTTAGTCGCAACCTAGTTCTTGTCGCGACACTTCGTCGTTGTTGACGGGGCAGTTACCACTGGGTAAAGATTCAGGTACATACCGCATCAAATTGTCATCTCGTAGACCAACTTCAAGGAATTCAACGAGATTTGCAATCTCATCCTCAGTCAGATCCAGAGGTGTGAACCTGTAGTCAAGATCCGCAATCTCTACTTGTGGGTGTTGTGGTATCGCTTCAATCTTGTACCTAACAACATCTTCTACACTAGAGAACGAAGCACCATGACCAAACACTTCTGTATCTATAAGATTGTAAAGTGGTGGTACTTTGAACTTGAACTTGTCCAGTGTATCTCCAGTGAAACCCCCACGTCCTTCACGTGTTGCTTCATTCACGTCACCAATCACGTCTTCCCAGATGTCGAGATCGTGGAATCCGACAGTCATGAAGATTTGGTCTGCCATCGCACCCTTGGGTGACGATAGTGCAGCACCGTTGTGACATGAGTGACAGTTACCCTTTCCAAAGAATACTTCTGCACCAGCGACCTGAGTCTCAGTCATTGCAGTCTCATCTCCACGGAGATATTCTTGGAATGGTGCCTCGTTTGATAAGACGGTTCGTTCGAATGCAGCGACCGCAAGAGCAGCAGCTTCCAACATGTCGTCTGGTTGTGCGATTCCATATGCATCTTCGAACATCATTTGATACAATTCATTGGTTGTGAGTATGGAACCTTCTTCAACATTCATTCGATGAACACCAAGACCTGCGACTGCCTGAGTCTCTAGTCCGGATAGATTTCGTAAGTTTGCTTCTTTAGGAGTACCTTCCGTGAAGTGACGATCTGGGTCAATGCCTATGTTCACAATACCACCAACTTCATTACCGAACTGACCATTCCAAAGCATAACTTCTTGGTAGGCAGTATTCAGTACTGTAGGTGATGTTACTGGTTGTACATCAGCATCTTCTGGATTAATTCCTTCAGCAATCATGCGATGATCAAAACCGATACCACCTTCGCCAATACCTTGACGAATACCGGACTTGAATCCGTTCTGTGCGTTGTGACACGATGCACAAGAGAAAGTATCTTCCATACCCGCGATGTTACCATCGGTGATACCAGTTTCGTGATAGATCAACTTGCCCAGTGCAACTTTCTCTGCGGTGATCTCATTACTGGGATCTTGGGGGATGTTGTCGAAGTCATCACTTGCGGGTAGGATGTATACTTCGTATGAACCTGTCGGTGACGTAGAGTCAAGTAACGTGAGTAGATTGTCACGTGACTCGACCGCTGGGTCGACAGGTATTGTTGTGGGTGGGGGAGTTACGACTACGGGGTCGGGTACGGATGGGTTATCCACACCCCCCGAACATGCACTAAGGAGTGCAGTAGACACCGCTACTGTCAATAGTTTCTTCATAATATAAGAGCCTCTCAAATACTCTTTTTCAAGTTAGAACAGAATTATATAATAATCAGATGGCGTTTGTCAAGTTTTTTTTGAAATTATTTTATTGTTTTTCCTGGCGTGCCCATCATGACTTTGAACAACATGGTTCCTCCGAAGTCTCGTAGATAACCATAGTCGATCAAGTAAGGGTATTTCTCAAGAGTAGTCTTGGCGTCTGCTGGCCAATCTTTCTTAGGAGTCCCCTTGATAGGGATGATCTTATCTTTTGGATCTAGTGCCTGTACATCTTTAGGTAAAATAAGAAACTGTTTGATCACATCTGGTGGAGTCACCTTCAGTGCGGTACCAAGTGCCGCCTTACTTTTCTCACCATATGAACGCTTTAGTTCGTTTGCCATCATGTTCTTGATGCGCATCTTACCTTCGTCAGAACCATCGGTCGCAGACGCGACAGACTTTCGTCCACCCTTGTCTTTGTAGATAGTTACTGCGACAGGTTTACCTTTCACTGTTCCAATCTTCCAGAACGGTAACGACATCATCGCTTCTTTTGTTTGGAATCCGTTACTCTTGATACCACCGATCGGAGCATATGACTTCTGAATCATATTCCATACGGCATCAATGTAGTCTGATTTCTTAGGATCATCATTGATTAGGTTGACGAACCCTTCGTTCAAATATCCCTTAAATGTCAGCAAGTCCGTAAACCTCTTCGGCAATGTTATAGAAAGTTCGAATTTCAACTATCGCTTCAGGTAAGTTAGTGAATCGGTGTCCACCAGTCTCATAGACACGACAGTCGTAATGTTCTGCGTATCTATTTATAGTTTCTTGCGCGTTAATAACATCATCATCCATCGCAACAAGAACAAGTCCGTAACCACCGACAGCAAACTCAGGGAATGCACTCACAGTCTGCCAAGTCAATTCATACTCGCGACCATAGTAGTCAGTGTCAATACCGACGCGACTCATAAGTGTCTCGTGGGGTCGTATTGCGGGGTTGATTGCTACAAAGGGAATGCCGAGTTCGGTACCTAGATGACTGACACCGTAACCACCCATAGAAGTACCAACGAGTAAGTCGGGTTGATACGCACTAATCTCTTCGGTAAGTTGGTCGAATACGCGTTGATGTCCGTCTGCCCATGTCACAGTAACACCGTGAACTTCACCTAACTCAGACAGCGCACGAACCTTGTCACTAGTCGGATCAAACTCAGAACCCCAACCGTGGACATAAAAAATCTTGATCACTTGAAACCTCTCTCACATTTCAGAAACAAGTATACTATAATGATAGGCATGTGTCAAGTGTTAATATTACACTTTTTGAAAATAAGTGGCGGTGGGCGTAGGATTCGAACCTACGGAACCTCTCGGTTCAACGGTTTTCAAGACCGCCGCTTTCGACCGCTCAGCCAGCCCACCTAATCTTATAACTTGCGTTCTCTATAGAACCTTTTAGAAATTGCGTCCCACTCTCGTGGAGATATCTCATCAATTGATAATCTTGGTTCGAGATCTACATTGTGTTCAAGCAATTCGTTAGGATACTCTGGTGGAGTTCTAGTGTTTTGGTATCGCTCAACACTTTCCGTCAGAGCTTCGAATGTCTGATTCAACTCTTTGATGTTCTGTTGCAGTCTTTCTAACTCTTTAATAAAACTCATACTATTCCTCATCATATGGCTGGGGTGGAAGGATTCGAACCTACGAATGACGGGATCAAAACCCGTTGCCTTACCACTTGGCGACACCCCAATTTCTGGCGCGGGTGATAGGATTCGAACCTATGACCTTCGGTTTCGTAGACCGACACTCTATCCATCTGAGCTACACCCGCCAATTCTTTCCAGCCTCCGGTACCACTCGTTCGTTGATTTGAGAGAGGAACGAGACTCTCTGCTCTTCTGGGCACCACTGATTCAGTTATTTGGATAGGGGAATCAGACCCTATTAGTTTTTCAAACAAACCAAAGAAGGAATTCATTATGGTTTCATTCCTTTTCTTCCGTTATGAAAACGACCCCAGATACAGTGAGCGACTTCGTGTCCGATCAACTCAGGTTCGTACTTCCATGACGGATCTTTAATATATATCTTACAAGTACCTTTCTTAGGGTTCCAATACGCAAAGGCACTAATAGTGTCCCACTGAACTCCAAGATGTTCCTTTCTTACCCTGTCATATTCTTGTTTGTTCTTTATCAAAACAAATTCAACGCCTGGCGTAAGGTTTTCATATTCCTTTTTTAAAAATCTGAAATCATCCTTTCCATAATATTTCTGTGCACTGACCTGAAGTGGTTGGAAAGATATAATAAACAAAATTAAAATAGATAAGGTTAAACTTTTCATAGGATTCCTTTTCCGTTACTGGCCTCCCAGTTTCCTATCGCGATCCTAAGTGCCTGCGCAACCATCGAATCGAGTCTTTCAGATTTTTGGTTAAAGTATTCGGCCATGACTTCGGTAATCTCTGTTACTGTGAGATCACCTATACGATGAACACCATAGTGTTCACATATGTGCCACTCCAAATATTGATGGAGAGAGTGACGGACCACATTGCCCATGTCATTGGGACTTGGTAATTTAAAGTTCATATTTGAACCTCTCTGCTACGACATGGACATATCCTGTGCGAGTCATGTCTGTGGGAATTCCGAAGACTGCGCAATACTTTTCGCAGGCACCGTGTTTGGTAATCGCCGAAACGACCCCCATAAAATTCCCATTTATGTAAATCTTCCAAAGACATGTCATGCCCGCTTTGCAAAGACATCATCAAATGAAAGACCGCAATACTTACTTGAACTCATAGAGTGTGCATTGTACCAACGTTCTCTCGCACCGTACTCTGTCAATGAATAGGTGAGACCCACCTGAATACCTTTATAGAAAATTTTCCATTCGTGTATCATAACATTTCCTTATTGGTCGGAGATGTAGGACTCGAACCTACGACCCTTCGCTCCCAAAGCGAATGCGCTACCAGACTGCGCCAATCTCCGTTAACTGTTTGAAACAAACTCGTTGATGTTTTTCGCCCTTTCCATGATGGATTTCATAGTAGGATACTCAGGGTGATCGGGGATAAGTTTCGAATCAACAGGTTCGAGTCCATCAAGCATAAGTCGACGGAGCGAATCTTGCGCCCAGTATTCGTCAACAAGACTTTGTTTCGCTGCTTCAAAAATTTGGAACCGAAGTTCAAATGGTGTATTAGACATAATTGTCTCCTTGTGTGTTGTGTGTAAGTAAATGAGCAGTTTTTCTCTTGCTCAGGAGACGGGCGTAACGACCAGCACGAGTTTAATGTCATCTCGGGACACCGCCCTCGGATGTCACCGAGGCGGACCAGAGCGAGTTTAGCGTCCTCTCGCGACGTTCTTTAGTTGAAGGTGACAGAGATAGGTGCATCCTGCAGCAATCAATGCAAAAGTAAAGAATTCCAAAGTCATAAATTGCAACCATAATAATAGATTAGTTGCAGAAACAATGCCGTTCAGATATCCTAATACCATGAAATATGCTCTCATGATTTTTGTCTGCCCTTAAACCAAACTCGTACATGATATTTTCTAATAATCGCCAGACAAAAAAAGATGCCTGTCATGTAAAACGATATCGTTGCGGCGCTTAGTTCTAACGCCATAAAGATTGATAGAAAAAACCAGTTAAGAAACAGCGTTAGTGGCGTCGCGATTATTGTGTCGCTTATCGACTCTTTCAGTGCTGCGCGGTCGAGACTCATCTTGATCCTCATTATTCTTACTGATTGAATTCCAGATCTCGCTTCGGCGACTCATCTGCTGGCGTTGCATTTGCGTTCGTGTCATAAAATTCCTCCAAGGTGTTTTCTTTAGGATAACCGTAGTTGGTCAGTAACAACTCACGTCTATTACTCTCATCCTTTCGATATATTTTACTCGAATGCATCGTATAAGTCAAGTCCCAATCTAACTGATTCCACGATGAGAACATTTCTTTGAGTTTATCGTTTGAGTTGTATGTAATCATCGTCTGTCCTTCACATAACGATGCTGCGTCACGAAATTCATCGTGATCGAAGTTGTTGTGCATATTCCCGCCTTTGCCGTACAAGAATGAATTGATATCATATGGCGGATCGAGAAACACGAAACTTTCTTTCTTGCAAGCAGGTAAAATGTCAGTGTAATCAAGGTTCGTAATATCCCACTTCTGGATGATTTTGTTATACCCTTCCAGTTTACGAATATTGTTGTATGAAAAGTTTGACTGAGATGCTTGCTTAGAGAATCCAGACGACTCGCCCAATCCAGAGAATGAGCACTTATTCAACACAAAGAATCGCCATGCGATCTCGAATGGATC